CGCCTGCACCCTACTGCCAAACCGGTGGCGTTGGTTGAGCGAGCCCTCGTCAATAGCAGCAAGGCCGGCGACGTCATTGTGGATTTGTTCGGAGGTTCGGGGTCCACGCTCATTGGATGCGAGCGCATGAACCGCAAGGCGCGTCTGGCTGAGATCGATCCAAAGTATGCCGACGTGATAGTCACCAGATGGGAGCAGTATTCGGGTCTGGCCGCAGTGCTGGAAGGCGGCGAGCGCTCCTTCGACGAAATCCGCCACGAGCGGTTGAAGGTGCCCGTGTGAATCAAGCGCTGCCGTCGGCAGATTGCTGCCATCAAGGATGTCGAGCCACAAATGTTGACCTGGCGCGAAAGTGTCTGGGCCTGATCCGAGATATCGCGGACCGGGGCGCGTCGTCCTGGGACCCGGAAGTTGTCGGCTATGCGCTACAGGAGCTCAGCCAAGTCCTCCTGGAACGGACTGGGACGGAAGATCGGATCTTCGAACCGGCTCCAGCCGGCGAGCTTGAGGGCCTCGACAAGCTCTATGCGGAACTGGCGTTTGTAGACGGCGCCTCGCAGGACATCAATCCGAGTCACAGATGGAACTGAGAGTGGCGGTACACGGAGAAGCGCGGCCAGCGAAAAACGCAGCTGGCTATAGCCGTTGCGTGCCAGCCACGGGTTGGCCACCGTTTCGCCACAGACGGCCCACGTTCGCTCCGGTGGCGACGGCTTGGCGTGTTCCGCCAGCGGTAACCCGTCGCGCCGCCGTGTGGGCAGGAATCGCAGCCAGAAGCAAAAAGCCCGCCGCGGCCGCAGCCGGGCGGGCCAGGAAAGGGGATGCGCTTGAGGCTACGCGTTGATGCGGTAAGTGCGGTCGCCCTTGTCGGACTTGAAGGATTCGACGGTGTAGCCGGCCTTTTTCATCGCGCCGGCCATGAACCCGCGGACGGTGTGCTTCTGCCAACCCATCTTGTCCATGATCTCGGCCAGCGTGGCGCCGTTCTTGCGCTGGAGCAGGGCGACCACCTGGGCGGTCTTGGTCCCCTCGCGCGGGGCGGTGGATTTGGCCTGTGCGGGCTTGGCGGCCTTCTTGCTGGCCTTGGCTTCCGTCTTCGGCGCGACCTTGGCTTGCGTCTTCGGCGCGGCGGCCTTGGCTTTGCCGCCCTTGGCCTTTTTCTGGCTCTTGGGCGCGCCCTTCTTCGGGCTGGCAGTCTTCTTCGAGGGGGCCTTCTCCGGCGCGACGTGCGCGCCCTGTTCCGCAACGGCGGCGGTTTCGGTGGTTTCGGTGGCGGTGGTGGCTTCGTTGGTTTTCATTGGTGTTAGTCCTTTTTCTTCAATCTCTTGCGCGTCTGTGCGCACCACGATTCATCACTCTTCTCGCCCCGGACAGCAAGCAGAATCTGCGGACTTTCGGAAAAAAAGATATGCGGCCCGAATATAAGGCGAACGACGGAGTTCTCACATGGCTCTAACGCTGGCGCAGTTGCAGGCGAACCTGGACGCGGTCAACTCGGCCATTGGCGATCCGACTTTGCGCGTGCGCTTCCCGGATGGCCGCGAGGTCCAGTACCGGACCATCGATGAGTTGCGCAAGGCCAAGGGTGAAATCGAAGAGGACATCAGGGAGATGAGCGGCGCGACGGGCGGGCGCGTCCGGCTGGCGCAGACGAAGCGCGGCGACGGACCGACAGGCCCGTCGCAGTTCGATAGGTGGTAAGGCCAACATGAAGACCATGACGATTCCGAAACTCCTGCTGGTAGGTGTGCTCTCCATCTGCCTCTTCGGCCAATCGGCGAAAGAGAAGGCGCTGCAAGCCCAGCTTGACGCGGCGAATGCTGCTCTGGGCGCTTCTACTCGGGCAAGCGAGCAACTGGCTGCGGAACTGGCGAAGGCGAACGCCGCCGCCGTGGCGCGGGCGGCCGCGGCCAGCCGGTCCGGAAAACTCGATGCCGGCACGATTGCAGCCGCCGCCATCGATGCCGCTGCGGACGCCGCTACCGCCCAGATCATCGCCACTGCCAACGGAGCGGCGGCGCGTAAAGCGGCGGAGGATGCGGCGTTGATGGCGAAGGGCGCCGCCAGCACGGCGCAGGCCCAGAACGTCGCCCTGATGATTACCCAGGCGTTCGGCTTCATGGCGGTGCTGGTCGGACTGCTGTGGAAGGGGTATACCGACGCACGCGACCGCCGATGGGCACTGGAGGACGCGAGGGGCCATCAAAAAGACGTGATCGAGAAGCTTGGCCAGGTGAAGGACGAAGCCCACGCGGCGTACAAGGAAGCCAACACGGTGAACGTCAAGATCGCCAATATCGGGATGCAAATGAGGGACGGCAGCTTGGCGGCTGCGGACGAGAAGACACAGGGCTCCGGCGGCACGACGTGAGGAAAGGATAACCGGATGAGCATTTCGGAAATCGCGGACGCGCTCGAACGCACGCAGCGGCAAGGCGCAGAGAAGGACCAACCCGAAGGATCGCGGTACGCCGTCTTCAGCGACACGGCGCTCAACGCGATGGCGCGGGAGTTGCGTCTGGCATCGGCGGATCGGCCGGACGCGGAGACTTTCGACGGGCGGGAGTCGCGGTGACGATCCTGGATCGGATAGGCCGGTTTGTCCGTCCGTCTTTGCGCGACGACGGCCCCAAGAGCTTCATGACTCTGGCCAAGGAGCCTCGGCCAAAGTCGAAGCTGCCGACCGCCAAACTCTATGTGATCGAGACCGACTTCGAAATATCGCCGGACTCCTACAACAACCTCCAGGAAATGCTCGACGAGGTCAGGGAGAAGTACGGCCTCGACTTTTTGATTCTGGAACCGGGTTTCAAGCTGAAGCGATTCGATGACTACTGACGTGGCGGTAAGACGCCCCATCCCGCTGCTGCGCCGCGACTGGACCGCGCGATCTTCATCCTCCGGCCGCTACGCCGTGCAGCGCGTGGTGGGCGAGCTGGTCGAGGGCTATCGCCGCCGGCACACTCAACGCTTCAGTTACGAAGGCGCCACCGCCGGACGCCGCGCCTATGGCTGGTACGCCGCATCGAGCGACGCCAACGTCGAGTTGATGGGCGCGCTCATCTGGCTGCGCAACCGCAGCCGGGAGCTCGTTCGCAACAACCCGTATGCGGCGCGCGCCGTCGAAGAGCTGGCCGGTAATGTCGTGGGAACGGGCATCGTTCCGAAGGCCAAGACCGGCGCCATCGCTATCGACGCGATCATCGATAACGAGTGGCCGTGGTTCTGCGAGCAGTGCGACGAGCCGCAGCGCCTCGACTTCTATGGCATGCAGACGCTCACCGTTCGGACCATGGCAGAGAGCGGCGAGGCCATTCTGCGATTCCGGCCGCGCCTCATCGATTCCGGTCTCCGCGTTCCACTGCAGTTGCAAATGCTCGAAGCAGATTTTCTCGATCAGTCCCGAACGATGGGGTTGATAAATGGCCACGTGATGGAGGGCGTTCAGTTCGACGAAGACGGCCATCGCGTGGCGTACTGGCTGTTCAGCTATCACCCGGGTGGCGTGCTGATCCTCAATCCGCGCGGTGGCATCATCAGCCAGCCGGTGCCAGCCGACCAGATCATGCACGTCTATCGCGTGCTCCGGCCTGGGCAGGTGCGCGGCGCGCCGTGGCTAGCGCCCGTGATGATGGCGCTCCGCGACCTCGACGATTACTGCGACGCCGAGCGCGTCCGGAAGAAGATCGAGGCCTGCGTCGCCGCCTTCGTGACGCAACCGGAAGGAATCGATGGCGATCCTGTGGGCATCGCCGGCACCGATCCGTTGAGCACAACGGGGGTCGAGACGTTCCAGCCGGGGATGGTGGAGTATTTGAAGCCCGGCCAGGATGTCAAATTCAATAACCCACCTCCGGCGGGCGGCTACCGCGAGTACAAAATGACTGAGCTTCAGGGGATCATGGCGGGCCTCGGCCTGCCATATGAGCTCGGCACCGGCGACATGTCGCAGGTGAACTATTCGTCCTGGCGCGGCGGGATGCTGGGCTTCCGGAACACCGTTGAAAACTACCGGTGGCTCACTTTGATGCCGCTTTGCTGCATGCCCGTGTGGAGGCGGTTCATCGACGTGCTGATCCTGCAGGGCAAGATTCCGATGGCGGCGGTAAACGATCCGAAAATCAACCTCAAGCAGGTTCAGTGGACCGCGCCCCGGTTCGAGTCGGTCGATCCGGTAAAGGACGCCGAGGCGGTCTTGAAGGATGTTCGCATTGGCCGGAAGTCTTGGTTCGAAGCGGTGCTGGAGAACGGGTACGACCCGACGACGCAGCTCCAACAGATTTCGCTGTTCAACAAGCTGGTGGACAAGTACGAGATTATTCTCGACGTCGATCCGCGTAACGTGACTCTGCGCGGTCAGGAGCAGCCGGCCAACACCGAAGAGCGCACACCGTCAAGCAAGCCGGTTGGTGGCGGCTCCGGCAGCCAGGGACTTGGCGTCTGCGAGTTGTCCGAGGACGACCTCGCGATGGTCAGGGAGCTTCTGGTCGCCGGCATCAGCCGCGTCACGACCAACTGGCAATCGACCACCCGGATTTATCGGGGATAGACAGGGAACGCAAAAGGAGACAACCGATGAAGGGAAATGCGGATGTAATGACCGGCTTGCAAGAAGCCATCGGAATCGAGGGCACGTTAATGCTCCAGTACTTCACGGACGAGCGCGACGTGAGACGGCTGGGACTCGATCTGGCCAACGGGCTGAAACAGCTTCACGACCAGTGCGAGGAACATCTGAAGTGCCTCACTAGCCGGCTGCTGTTCCTGGAAGGTGCGCCGGTGCTCGAACCCAAACCCGCCGCGACGCACAACAAGATCGGTGACATCCTCACCGACGCCAGCGCCGCCGAACAGGCTGCCGTTGCCCGATTCACGGTGCTCTGTAAGCAGTGCTACGAGGGCGACGACATGTCGAACTTTCACTTTTATCAGCACCTCGCGAAGTGGCACCGCGAAGGCGACGACAAGTTCAAAGGCCATCTGGCATGGCTCCAGCAGCAGCTTTATCAGATCCAGAAGTTGGGCGAGAGCGATTACATCGCCGTGAACGCGGTGAAGAACTAGGAGGCACAGTCGATGCCGCTTTTAACGGAACATCAACTTGACCGTGGAGCCGCGCCCGCTACGCCGGACCCGCCGGCAGCAACAGGAGTTCATCGGGCAGAGGCCGCCGCCGCGGACGGACGCCAGTCGGAGGTCTTCTCCGCCGACGCGCAGGTGCTTCCATCGACGGCGAACCCTAAGGACGGCACTATCGACGTCGTCTGGTACAGCGGGGCGTTCGTGCCGCGGATCGACCGCTCGACCGGCGAGCCTTACATGCTGAAGCTCGACATGGAGGGCGCCCGCCTCGACCGGCTGAACAACGGCGCGCCGGTCTTCGACACTCACTTTACCGGCGACGATTTCAAGTCGATCATGGCCGGCAAGGTCGGCACGCGGGCTCAAGTCGGTGTCGTCCGGCGCGCCTGGCCCAACGGCGACAAGGGAATGGCCACGCTCCAGTTCGATATGGGCGATCCGGACGGCGCGGAGATGTTCCGCAAGGCCTCGACCGGCATCCTCCAGAATCTCAGTTTCGGCACGTTCATTTATAAGCGCGAGAAAACCGACATGCAGACGGAGGGCATGCCGGAGGGGAAAGCTCCGTACTTGAACAACCAGGAGATCGGGATGTTCAAGGCGACAGATTGGGAACCGTTCGAAATCTCTCCGTGCACGGTTCCCGCCGATTTCAACACGTGCTTTCTGAACGCTCAACCGAGCGGGGAGATGGCAGTTTTCGGCGTGCCGGACGCCGCAGTGATCGAGCGACTTCGGGCAATCAGCCCGCTAAAGGAGAAACCTGCAATGACGGAAACAACGCAGCAGGGAACGGGCGCCGGCGCGGATGCCCGAGCAGTGAACGAACAGGCTTTGGCCGCCGCGCGGGATGAGGCGGTCACTGCCGAGCGGTTGCGCGTCAGCGAGATTCAATCGCTGGGCGCCACCGTGGGCAAGTACGGGATCGACGGAACCGTCATCAGCGATTTCATCGCGAAGGGCGTGTCCGTGGACCAGGCGCGGAAGGATCTGTTTGCCGCGTTGGAATCGAAAGGCAAGAGGGACGCCACCGGCGGGGTCTTCAACCCGCCGCCTACCATCCCGACGTTTGGCGGTGGGAAGGACGTCATGGTGAAGCGTCTGGAGTGCATGCAGTCCGCTATGCTGCTGCGGGCCGACAGCCGGTTCTTCCTCAATCGGCATCCGATGAGCGGCCAGTTCCTGGCCGGTTGCGGGGAGAAGCAGCAGGCCGACGCGCAGGACATGGCGCGGGAGTACCGCAACTTCAAGCTCATCGACATGGCCAAGGAGTATCTCCAACTTCGCGGTGTCGATCCGCGGGGTTGGGACACTACGCGGATCGCGGACGTGGCTCTCCGTGCGCCGTCGCGTGACGTGGAATACTTCGATGGCGGCGCCGAGTCCACTTCGGATTTCCCCGCGATCCTGGCCAACGTCGCGAACAAGACCTTGCGGCAGGGCTACGAAGCCTACCCCCGCACGTTCCAGCCGTTCTGCCGCCAGATGACGGCGCAGGACTTCAAGCCCATCAATCGGGTGATGCTGGCCGATGCGCCCTCGCTGCAGCAGTTGAATGAAAAAGGCGAGTATCACCGGGCGCAACTCACCGACAACAACGTCAGCTACCAGCTCGCTACCTACGGCGAGATTGTGGCGCTGACTCGCAAGGTCATCATCAACGACGACCTCCAGGCGTTCACTCGCGTCCCCGCCCTGCTGGGCGTCGCTGCGGCGCGTCTGGAATCGGACACGGTCTGGGCGATCATCACGTCGAATCCGGCGGCGATCTATGCCGGCGATAAGACGTCCACTGCCCTGTTTGCGGCTGGACACAACAACCTGCTCACCGGGGCTGCCAGCAGCATCGACCCCACCGTGGCCGGCGCGGTGGCATTGGTGGCCCTCGGCGATGGCCGCAAGGCTCTGCGCCAGCAGAAGGGGCCCCAGGGTACTCCTTTGAATCTGGTTCCGCGGTTCATCGCGGTGCCGACGGCCCTCGAAACCTACATGCTCCAGGTCGTGTACCCGATCAACATCGCCTCGGCTGACGCGACCAAAGTCGTGCCGGAGTGGGTGCGCAGCCTGGTGCCTATCGTCGAGCCGCGTCTCGACGCCAACAGTGCGACTGGCTGGTATCTGATCGCGGACCCGGCGCAGGTGGACACGGTGGAGTACTGCTACCTCGAAGGACAGCAGGGCGTGTATATCGAGACCAAGCAGGGCTTCGAAATCGACGGTGTGGAGATCAAGGCGCGCATGGATTTCGGCGCGGCGGCCATCGATTATCGCGGCATGCAGAAGAACGCCGGCCAATAGGAGCGGCGAACAGGAAAAAGACAGCAGCGCCGGGCCGGATTCGACCCGGTACAGAAGGAGAAGAATCGATGAACAACTATGTCCAGCAAGGGAAGACGCTCACGGTGATCGCACCCTACGGGGTAACCTCCGGCGGTGGTGTGGAGGTGGCCGGCACAGGGTACCTGTTCGGGATCGCCGTCAACACGCAGAATTTGGGCGACAACATGGAAATCCAGGTGGAGGGCGTGTTCGACCTGGCGAAAGACACCAGCACATTCAGCGAGGGCGATTACGTCTATTGGAACAACACCACGTTACAGGCCACCTCGACTGTCGGAACCAACAAGAAGATCGGCGTTGCCGTCCTGATGCAGGCTAATGGGACCAACGCTCCCGGTGGCGCCTCCAGCGATCCTACCGTCCGGGTGCGGCTGAATCCCGCGTTCTAAACACTGGGGCGGCGCTCGTAGCCGCCCTCTCTCGCTGACTTATGTCCGGATGGCCCACTATTGGCGCGAACGCGAACCGCATCATGCAGAACAAGTTCGGTGAACCGGTGGTGTACCAAGCGATGCAGGCTGGGCAGGCCTCCGGCGATCCGGCGACCATTACCGTCATTCGCCGTATCCGCGAACGGGCCGAATCGGGAGCGGTGGCGAGCGTGGAGGAGATCGAACTGAACCCTGTCGATCTTCCCAACGCGCCGCAGCGTGGCGATACGGTCGCCGCCTGGGGCGCGCAATTTACGGTGACGACCGTTCGCCAGCCCGATCCATACGGCATGGTCCATCTGACTCTGACGTTGCAGCCGTCATGATCAATCCCAAAACCATTCTGGCCGAGTGGGTGACCGCGCTTCAGGCTTTGCCCAATCTGATGGAAGCCTTGGGTGGCAACGCCAGTTCGATTCAGTTCTACTCGGAGAACATGACGGTCTTCGGCCAACCCACACAGGCGAACGTTCGTCTGGCCGTTCTCGGAATGCCGCCGGGATCGATCATGGTCGTGTGGCACGGCACGGCGCCGGGCAGGCTGGGCAATGCCCTCGTGTTCGTTCATGACTTTGCGCTCTACCTCCGCGCTCCGGAGACGGGCAGCATCGGCTACGAGGATCTGTTCAACTGGATCGTCAATGACATCCCGGAGGGCAGCACGCTTAAGATGCTGCACATCCAGGTCGATCCCGGTTGCGAGCCGATGGACTTCTACCTGCCGTCAGCCAGGCGCAACACTATCGTGATCAGCGCGGACGGTGCCACGTTCGAATACTTCGAGGTCGCGGCGCGGCTGATCGAATCTTATAACCCATAAGCCCGGTTGCCTACCGGATCGAGGACTGAAATGCAGAACGTAGAAACGGTTCACCTGCAATCGCCGGAAGGCGAAATCCGGGAGGTCGAAGGGACCACCACGACACTCACACCGCTTTCTTCCGAATCCCGGATTATTCCGGGCTGAGCCGTAACCGTAGGCGCCGGCACTTGATGCCAGCCCTGCGACATTAGCGGCGACAAAGACTCCGTTGTGGCTTCGACTTCCCTGATCTCGTCGCCTTGAGGGGACGCCAAGAACACCTTATTAATGGCCATTTTGTTTACCTCCTCTGAACTCCTGTGGGTTTGGATTGTGATCGGACTTTTATCGGAACTTCGCTTAGCGGCCAACGCTCGTGGGCGCCAAGCGGAGTTTGGCGCGATGCCAAGAACCGGCGGGCATAACGGAGGTAGTTGCCACGACCATCCGGGCAGAGGCCGTGCACGCGTGAAAGGTGTTCATCGAAGCGCTGGAGCCAGCGATCCGCTTCCGTGCGCGCCTCCGGCGCGTTCAGGATTCCCTGTCCTTGCAGAACCCGAACAATCCGAGGCACACCAGATGCTGCGAGGCGACCATACGGAGTACGGGAACGTTGAATTACAAATGCCTTGGCGTGAGCTCCATTCGCCTCCACAAGGGGAACGCCTTGTTCCTTGAGCCATTGGCCCAGCGCGTCTGCCGTGCGGACGCTCCGGCGAATAACGCGCCATCGGAAGTGCTGCTCTTCCAGGGCCCGGATGAGGCCCGGCAGGTACGGAGCCATGGGGCCATTGTGAAAGGCGTGAGAGCACGTGTTCTGCACAAAAGTAGTTTTCGATCATTTCTTCTTTATCAGCCCTTTCTCGCTGACAAGAGAAGGTTGGCAGGATTATTCCGAAAGTGCCAACTGCGGAAGGCTTGGGCATCTGCAAAGGCTCGCAACAGAAGCGAGTGTTCCCGGAATGGATGGGATTCCACAATCGATACATTTCAGAGGAGGTAAACAAAATGGCCATTAATAAGGTGTTCTTGGCGTCCCCTCAAGGCGACGAGATCAGGGAAGTCGAAGCCACAACGGAGTCTTTGTCGCCGCTAATGTCGCAGGGCTGGCATCAAGTGCCGGCGCCTACGGTTACGGCTCAGCCCGGAATAATCCGGGATTCGGAAGAAAGAGGCTTATCCGGAATTCGGGATAAGCCACTGATGGTGGCGGGCTGGCATCAGGTGCCTGCGCCGGCCGCGCCGACGGCGGAAACCACGGAAACGAAGGAGGCAAAATAGCGATGGCGAATATCAATGAACTGGTTGAGGGTTGGGGCTTCGGCAAACAGGCCGCCATCGGCACCCCATCGCTCGTCGCCAAGATTTGGCGGTTGACGAACCTCAATACAAAGCCCTGGGCGAAGGTTCCGGTGAACGAGGACGACCGGGCTGAAGTCGGCAAGGGCCATGAGTTTCCGACGCAGCTTTTCAAGTCGCACTACAACATGCCATCCTTCGAGATCTCGAAGTACGCATCGTCGGAGTTCCTGGCTTGGGCGCTCGCGTTTTCGCTGGGCAACGTCACGGTCGTCGGCACCACTGCACCGTACACTTACACCATCGTGCCGGCGCTCGGCGCGACCAACGCGACCGGGCTTGAGTTGCCGTACTTCTCCTACGTCCAACAGATCCGGCCTGGCGGGTCATCGCTGCTTGATGAACTCCTGGTGGGCTGCGCGGTCAAGGGCTGGAAGCTGGCCATCAAGAATTCTCCCGGCCGCGCCAGCGCGATGCTCTCGGTCGAGTGTGTGACCACCGGGCAGTACGTTTCGCCCAGCACCATCACCCTGCCGGCTGCGACGGCGCTGCACGAATTCAACGCCGGCATGGTCAGCGCGTTGACCATCAACGGCATCAACTATCTGACAGGCGGCAGTGGCAAGCAATTCGTGTCGCTCGATGCGTCCTGGGAGAATAATTTCCGGCCGGGCTTCTTCCCCGGCTCCGGGCTTCAGGACGGCTACCAGATCCAGGGACGCTTCGAGTGGGGCGACCGCACTTTCGCGGTGCAGTTCGTCGTGCGAGTGCAGACCGGGTCCGCTGAGTATGCGGCGCTGATCGCTCAGACGGTCGGCACCGCCACCATCACGTTCACCCGCGACGCCAACAACGCGTTCACGATGCTGATCCAGGCGATGGGCTTCAACGTCGTCGAATTGTCGAACACCGATGGCATCGCCACCCTTCAGGTGACCGGTGTCCAGTTGTACGATCCCGTAAACGGCTTGGTGACTATGTCGATAACGACGCCGCAGGGCGGTATCGCCCAATAGGCCCCTTGTGAAAGGACGTATGGAACAAACGAGTAAGCCGTTGTTTGACGCTTCGAAGCCTATCGTCGTGCCGATATTGTCGGGCGGCGAGAAGCGGTGCGAGGTGCGCTTCCCGACGGATGAGGATTGGTGTTTCTGGGCGCGGGCACAGCGCACCATTCGCCATTTCCTCGGGCGCGGGAAGTCGCAGAGCGAGGACGTGGATCTTCCCAAAATCAACGGGGAGTTGTTCAGGAAGATCCGCATCGACAAGGACGGTCCGGAATTCGACGACGCCGAGGCTGGCATAGTCATCGGCCGCGTCGAGCGGTGTCAGGTGGCGGACATCCAGCGCGAGGGCGTCAACTACCGGATCGAGATGAAAGTTCCCGGCGCGCGCGTGACGCACGTCCTGCGGATGCCGACCGCCAAGGAGATGCAGGATCACGAGAAGGCGTCCACCAGCGTCGTGGCCGCCAGGCGCTCCGTCGAGACGCGGGCGTTCCTGGAGCCGAGCGGCGCGCTCTATGACAAGCTGCACGTGTCGCACGAGGGCTATGCTGGCGACGTTCCAATCGTGCACAAATCCGCAGCGGTGTCCGAGGTCATCGCTCAGCTTGCAATCGAGGCAGACGACGACCCGGAATAGCGATGCCCGACTCTCCGGAGGGGCCGGGCTTGCGATTTATGATCCGCTCAGCGTGCCGCCAAGGATCGGCCTGCGGAAAGGAGGAAGACTGCCCAGACCGCGTGTTCCGGTGCCGGCAGTGTGGCTACTCTTCTCCGGACGAGTTGGATGGCTGTCCGGTGTGCGCCGCCGGCTGGAAGGCCATCGACGTAAGCCACGGACCCAATTGCCCGAGGAATCTGCTCGACGAGGCGATGGATTCGCCGAACGGGATTCTGGTTCGGCGGTGTTTCCGGCTTCTCAACGCGAAGACCATTGGGCTGACGATTACTCTGCAGGACATTACCGAGGAGGAATTCCGGGTGATGGAGTTGATCGATAGCGAGCAGAAGGAATACGTCGCGGCCGAGGACCGCGATGCGAAGAGCTTCCAGGAACTGCTGATTCGGAAGCTGTCGCGGCGATGATGCGAAGTAGTGGGGGGCAGCGACGTCACGTGCTCGTGGCCAACACCGTTTGCACCAATTTGAGGGGTGTCACGGGAGTGATCGAAGCTTCCCGGCGCGCGACTTGGGGCCCGTAAAACATGGGTTCAGAGGAATCTCCGAAAAGCCTGTCAACCGACGCTCGCCCCAAAGGGGATCTCACGGGCCTTTCCGGCCACTTCCGCGGAGTGGGAGCGATTAAAGCAGGATCAATAGCTCCCGGAGAATCGAGGTTGCATCTTTGAGGCATGCCGAGCAATTTGTCAGAGCCCTTTATTTCGGGGGATCGAAAACTGGCGGCCAGTGATAAGATCGTATGCAGCCTGGAGCCAAAACGGAAATCCCAGTGGGAAAGGAAGACCCATTTTCGTTTTCCCCAGCGAAGACCCCGGTTCTGCAAGGAGGAACACGTGGATAAACTTGGAGGTAAGTCTCGGTCCAAAGTAGCCCTTGAGTCAATCCTCAATAGCTACGAGATGCAACTGCGGGGTGCGTCGAAGAACGGCTGGCTTCGGCAAGACGATTTAGCGGAAATGATCAAGCAGAGGGTTTGCTTTCCGCCTCTACCTAAGGATTCTCTCTCTGATGAGATTGCGTTTTATGACGGCCTTAAAGCGCTTCGCGACGAATCCGGTGAACGGCTGCCAGAAGTCGAGAACCGATGCCTTGCCGTCCTGGAGACGCTGTTCCAGGAAATTGCTGCGGACGAGAAAATGCACCAGTACTCCAGTCACCTTACTGCGTACGTTCCGGAGTTGCGGGTGACGCCTCTGCGAAGGAGTGAATGGCTAGACCTAGCGGTGCTGAACTCAGATGTGTTTGAGCAGGGAATGTCGGACGCTGGCTTCGACAGGGAATATGCGGAGGCCTGGCGAAAAACGCGAGATAAGGTGTCGCAGGACTTGGGTGACCGTCCGGCCGACGATGCCGGTTTCGTTGATTGGCTCGGCAGGTTTCAGAACGCCAAGGTGCAGATACAAGGGTTGCTGGGGTTCTTCAAATATCGGTGCGAGGAGGTGCGAAGCGTCCCATGCGAAATTCCTTTATTTTGGCTTTCCTCTCCGGATGTGGAAGGGTGTGTTGTGGACTACGCTGAGACCCTCGAGTCAGGGAATACGCATGGATGGACGATATCCCTTGCTGGAGTAGGGATGGGCGATTCGAGCACGCTGGGTGTTAGCGTCGAGGTGCCATATCGCAGTTGTTGGCATACCGGGACACTGGTGTTTCTGCCTCTTAAACTGGATGCGAGGCTGCTGCAACCGGTCCGGGACGGAAAGGCTATCGGCGCAAGTTTCTGGCGTGTGGAAGTGCCGAGGGCGGAGGCGGTCACTGTTGTTTGCCCCTCCAGACCCGTGCAGCCTATTGAATTACGCGATCACCTCTCGCCCTTGGAGGCACAGGGGCGGATCGAGGACATTTCGATTCCATTGAGTCAAGATCAATCGAATGGCCCTAGAAAGTTCACCTTCAGCTGGTCGGCGTCACACGAGACGGAGTCATTTGTCGGCTTGGATCTGCCCGGGTTCAAGACCAAATACAAGTTCAAGGCCAGCTGCGGGCGAAAAGTGAATATTTCAGGCGAATTGGTCCCAAGGCACAATTACTTAATGCGACGCGATACCCAGGGGACAGGGATTTGGTGGAAGGTGGAATGAGTTGAGTTCAGCGAGCCCAAGGCGGTCCGATCTCGGGTTCACCGGTGAGATCCTTTCGTGACGGTCGAGGTGGCAGGGATATTTTACAGCCCCACCCGCCCCCCGACCAGTCATTAGAGCAACTTGGTGTAGATGTGCCGCCGCAGTTGGGCAACGCGCGCAATCCCATACCGGAATTAGGGGAACCGGAACCGGTTTGCGCTTCGCAGGCGTTCCTATGCCAACGGAGGCTAGATGTGCGGAGAGCCGCGTCGTCGGAAGGACCATATGCGGCCGTCGCCTCGGAAACTGGCCCCAACTGTTCGAGGAGATCGGGAACATTAACATTGCTCGTCAAAGCGTCAATCTCGCCCAGCGCGACTTCGACGCAGCATGGCACCCGTCACTGCACCGTCTGGTTCTGTCATCCATCCAATTTGCGCAATTCCGTTATCATTTGAGGGAGATGGTGAGGCCTAAGGAACCCGAACGGGCTCCGGCGCCAAACGCCGCGGACGGAGGTACGTCGTGACAGAGTTTCAGCAAAAACTACTTCTTACACTACTCGACAAAGGGGCTCTTGCCATCATTGTGCTCCTGATTGGGTATTGGATCTCCAGACGCCTCGAACAATTCAAGACCGATCAACAGCGCATGTCTGCCCTGGAACGAGACAAGGTAGTCTTGAAAAACGAACTCGACAGACTCAAACTCACGCGGCAAATCGAGTTCAAGGAAAAGCAGCTATCGCAGTTCTACTGGCCCATTCACTTTCGCTTCGCAAAAGACTCCGCGATCTGGAAGATTGTTCCCCAATTGTCGGACCACACAACCGCCCTGCCTGACCGAGTCGGACGCGAGATCGAGTTGAACCATTTAATCAAGAACCATGAGGAGATCGTGTCGCTGATGGAGGCAAATATCCATTTTGCTCAACCGGACGCGGAACTCCTTCGCGAAATCGCCGCATACGTCAGGCACGTTGCCGTTTACGATGCACTGCGTTCAACAAAGACCTATGATCTGAACCCGATCGACGTGGGCGAACCATTTCCGGAAAAGCTCATCACTTCTTTGGAAACCCGTCTGATGAAACTTCAATCTGAGTACGACGCGCTGGTTCGGCCCGACCCTTGACTCGTTCCGCCTTCACGGGGCATGTAGGCTTCTCACCACTCCGGCAGGCCCTCTTCGCGACGTATGGTCGGTGAACCGTCAAGTTGGCCCCAAATGGGGTTCTGGGAGATCATTCCCGTCTGAAGACCCAGTCACGTCCATTAGAGGTGAGAACCACCCATAGATGTCTTTCTGACCGTGGAAGGTAATCATGCCCCGATTTCAGACCGTCGTTCGCCGCGCACGTTTTGCGTATTCCCCGTTTACCGCGCAGGAGATGCAAGGCTTCGCACAGTTGCTCGCCGACACCATCCGGGCGCGCATCCAGAGCGGCCAGAACGTCTACGATCAGGCGGCGGCCCCACTGAAGCCGGCGCTTCCTGGGCGGCGCGGCTACCCGGACTATAAGGCCGCGCGCGGCCTCCAACCGATCCGCGACTGGACGTGGACCGGACACACGATGCGGTGCCTCAAGGTTCTGACCGCCAATGAGAACCGCGCGGCGATTGGGTTCCTGGACGAGGCGATGCCTGGCCGAAGTCAGACTGCCTCGCAGATTGCTTTCTGGAACAACCAACGGGAGCGTCAGTGGGGCGTCTCGCCGGCTGATCGCCAGAAGGTCATCCCGTTGATCTACAACTACCGCCCCGTCGTGACCCTTCAGGAGATCCAAACAGCAGGGGGGATGGTCGTAGCATCGGGCGGCACGGCGGCGCAAGGCCGGGCGAGCGCCCGGTATTTCAGCGGCATGCGCCAGGTCGGTTTCGCGCAGTACATCAGCGACGCAAGGGCAGCCTAGCAAAATGGGCGATCAAGCTGAACGAGTAGTTCTCGAAGCCGAGGACCAAGTCAGTCCGGTGGTGGATAAGGCCAACACCAGTCTGGACGGCTTCGAGAAGAAGGCGACGACGGCGCACGAGAAGGTGGTCCGTATCACGGATCAGACCAGGACCAGTGTGCAGCGCCTCGTGGCGTCGCTCGAAAAGCAGGCCGAAACGTTCGGCAAGACCGGCGTCGAGAAGCTCATCGTGCAGCGTGACCAGCTTCTCCAGCGGTACTCCAAGGAGCCCCAGGCCATCGACGCCATCACGCGTTCGTACGAGAAGATGATCGCGGTCGAGGAGAAGGTGGCCCGCGAATCGCTCGCGGCCAAAGCGGCGAAGGACGCAGAGGATGCGCTGCGGAAGCAGGCCGAATCCATCACGGCGTTCGGAGAGCGTGTCAGCCAGTCCATGGAGAACCCGCTCCAGGGCGCGCGGGGCGCAATCTCGTCCGTGCTCACCGCTCTTGGTCCTTTTGGTGTCGCGGTCGCGACTGGCGCTGCCGTCCTCGGCACCGTTGCACTCTCGGCGTTCCAGGCGGCGAAGAGCCTCGGCGAGTACGGCACGCGCACTAAAGACGCGGAGTTGCGCACCGGCTTGGTCGCGAAGGAGGTTGGGCAGTTCGGCTTCGCGGCGCGCGCGGTTGGGCAGGACATCTCGATTGTCGAGCGTCTCATGCGCGGCCTCTCTCAGGCGGCCGACGACAACTCCCAGGAAGGCGAGAAGGCGCGGACAACGCTGCGCGGGATGGGTATCGATCTGCACACCGCCGCCGGAGAGATGAAACCCACGTCCGAAATCCTGGTTGAGATTTCCGAGGCCTTGAACAAGCTCCCGGAAGGCCTTCAGCGAGACGCTGCAGCCATGGATCTCTTCAAGCGGGTGGGCGTGGAAGCAATTCCGTTCATGACGGAACTCAACGAGAACCTGCGCATCGCCCATGACGAGGGCTTCGGACCGACCGAGGAGGACATTCGGCGATTCACCGAATACCAGCGCGAAGTGACCGTGCTCGAAACCAAGTGGGACGCTCTGGTCCGCAAATTCAAAGAGGGGCTAGTCGTCACCGTGACGTGGGTCGGCAAGGGAGTCGACTGGTTCCTCAACAACATCTCGCCTGCCGGGGATGAGGAGCGGCAGCGCCGCGAAGAGGAACAGGCGATGCAGGACGCCGCCGACATCCGGGCGGCGGGCGGCCCTGGCGCCAAGATGTCAATCGCGGCACACCGGCAGGAGATGGCCGATATGGACCGTCGCGCGCCGGACATCATGAAGAACCGCGATGCCACGTTGCAACAAATCGCGGCACTGCGCGACCAGCAGCAAAAGCTGGTGGGCGATTTCGGTTTGCTCCAGGCGGTGGCGCCCACGAAGGATGAGGAAGCCAAGGCGCAAAAGGCGACCGAAATCCAGGGGCAGATTCAGCAGTTGCAGAAGATGCTGGACGATGCCGAGGCATCGACCAGGCGGAAGGATCTGCACGCCGGCAAAGAGGAGACGGATCGGCTGCGCGCGCGGTTCTTCGGCACCCATCAGGGCATGGAGAAGGCCTACGCCGATGCCAAGAAGGATGTCGAGCGGTTGCAGAAGGAACTGTTCGAGCCGGACAAGCCGTTGACGAAAGCACAGGCGCAGGATCTCGGCCAGCAACTCCAGGGCGCCGAAGCCAACGAAGCGCGGCGCAAGGCGGCATTGGACGCGACCGCTAAGGGCGGGGAAGCACTCAAGGAGTTTCGCCGCCAGGCGGCAGAGTTCGAGAAGAAGGGCGATGAAGCCGAGCTCGACGCGATCGGCAAGATCTTCTATCAGCGGGACCAGCTTCTAAAGCAGGCCGTGCAAGTGAAAGCGTCGGAGTCGGAGATCGCCGCGATCCGCAAGGCGGCCGATGAGCAGGCCGGAAAGCTCCGCACCGCGGAGAAGTCGAAGTTCGATTTGGACTGGCAGAAATTCGAAGAGTACGCAGCAGCGGATCAGGCCAAGCGTTCTCTGAAGATGACCGAGGGCATGGGGCCGACCAAGGAGCAGATGAAGGAATGGGAGGACTGGTTCCGCGCCCATGACCAAGTTGCTTCCATCAACCTCGAATCGCAGAAGGATCTGCTCACCCGCGAAGCCAGCCACGCCCAGAAGATGGTGGGTTTGAGCGGTGCTGAAGGCATGGATGCCGTCCGCGAGACCTATCAGATTCGGATCGACCTCGCCAAGCAACTCGCCGAGGTGGAAGCGGAACGGATTCTGAAAGAGACCACCGGCTCCGAGCAGTTGGTTGCGGGCGCCAGGGCGATGAAGGTCCTCAATAAAGAAGTCGCCGACGCGCAGGAAGAGGCGACGATCAAGGAGCTTGAAATTCAGAAGCAGCAGATGGACTCGCTGAAAAAGGAAAGCGAGGGCCTGTGGAACACGCTGCTTATGCACCCCACCAAGTTCCCGAAGGAACTCGCGAGTACCGTTCACCAGGCGGTGATTAAGCCCGTGGCGGAAGGCATGGCGTCGATGACCGCCAACATCCTGCATCCGGCGATCTACGGCGCGGACGGGAGCGGCGGGCTGGCCAGCATTTTTAAAGGGATCTTCGGCGGCAGCAAGCCCGCCGACCCGGTAAAGATATCGACGGACCAAAACACCACCGCGACGATTCTGAATACCGCGCACGTGGCGGCGCTCACCGCGGTGCTTGCCGGCGCGATGGGGATGACCGCTCCGGCGGTGGCCGCGCCCGCAGGGATCGCCGGCTTGGCGGGCGTCTCCATACCAAGCATCTCGGTGCCGGCGCGGATGGCTGCGGTCAATATCAGCGGTGGCGGCGGGGTCGCTGCTGCCGCACCTGAGGCGGTTCCGACGTATCCCGGCCTGCCTATGAGCCCGGACCGCGTCGCACAGGCGCTCGGCATTGGGGGCGGCGCGCCTGCCGGCGGCGCACCGGCTGCCGGCTCCAGCATGTCCGCGCTGGCGAACTTGCCGCTAAACCATCAGAGTCCGCTCTTCCAGATGTTGGCGCCCGGTCTGAGCGGCGGTAAGCAGGGCTTCCCAGGATTGTCGGGCCTTGAGAGTTCCGTCTGGAACACCAAGGCGTACCACGGTCTCCCCATCGATCAGACGACGTTCGCCGGCCAAGCCGCGAGCGGTGGCTTGGCTGTTGCCACGTCGCCCGCCGCGACAGCCGCCGGAATGATGCTCGCGACCAGCGGCCTGATGGGAAAGCAGATGGGAAGCTGGGGCGGCGTCGGCATGGGCACGGTAGGCGGCGGCCTCCTGGGCGCGGGAATCGGTATGCAGGTGGGCGGGCCGATGGGTGCGGTGCTCGGTGCCGGTATCGGCGCTATCGCTGGCTTCGGGATCGGTGTCGGTGAAAAGCTGGCCGGGATCGAGTCGCCCACGGTTAAGGCGCACAACGACATCAAACAGATTTACGGTGTCGATATTCCCCAGAACAGCGGCACCATCAAGCAAGTCGTGGGCATCGCGCAGTCCGAGTTCGGCAACGACATCGCCGTGGCCGTGCGGTCGCCGAAAGTGCGCCAACTGGTGATGCTCTACTCCGAAGCCACCGGCCAAAAGATGCCTCTCTCTGCATCGACGCCGTACGCCGGCAGCTTGGCCGAGCAGGGCGGCAATCTCTACCAGCAGGCGAGCTTTCAGAACAACGCGTGGCACTCGTACGCATCGGATCTCCCCACGCTGGGCGGCATCGGCGGGACGACGTTCCCCATGACGCCGGGTCCGAACACGACGGCGGGCGGCAGCACGTACGTGTCGCTCAACATCAACGGGCAACCGATCACCGCGGATTTCGTGGCCGACCAGTCTTTGGCGGCGCAGAATGCCAGCTACGGACGCACGCAGCAGTCAGCCAACCTCCAGGTGCCGGGTCTGATGGTGGCTTGATATCGTGACCGCCCCCCGCCATTGAGTCTTCGAACCCCATGCCAGGAAATATCCTCGCAGCCGTACCGAACGGCGTGATGCCATTTTCGCTGTGCACCGCGTTCGCGGAGACGCGTGAGTACGCGCAACTGCAGAACCAATATCGCGACGGCACAATCCAGCGGGCGCAACTGGCCCAGACGTCGCGCCGGATTTTCCGGCCAAACATGCGTCTCACCGCGACGCTGCTCTCGACCCTTTACGCCTTCCTCACTTCGCAGAACTTCGGTATGACGCCGTTCCTTTTCTACAACCCGTTCGACGTGCTCGCCGGCCAGCAGATCGGCAGCAACTATGACGCCACCGGCAACAACACGCAAGGCCGCGTGACGGTCGTGGTTCGCGGCAACTGGTCGCAGTTGAGCGACCTGTGCCGGACCAACGTCCAGGGCCTGCAACTGGTCGAGGTGGCGTGATGGCAGATCTAATCGGGCGGATTTCCGTACCGACGACGGTACTCTCGACGGGTGGCGCCGGCCTCTCTGGCACGCAAGTCTTTCCTCTTAGTACGGAACTGTCTTCGTACGGGTTCGCCGTCGAGCGCCCGGTGGTTGTCCATCGCTTCGGCAGCATGGACGCCAAGCAGGAGCAGCGCTTCTATAGCGGCATCGGGCCTCGTAAGTTCCGGTTCTCGCGCGGCAATCTCGGCTGGACCGAGGCGCGCGAGCTCAGATCCTTTTGGGAGTCGATGCAGGGCCCATGGGAGGCATTCACCTACAACGTTCCCAACCCCGGTGGAACCACCATGTCGGTGCTCGTGACCTTCGAGGAGACGCCGATCTCCTTCAACTACCTGCGCAACGCTTGTCAGGTTGGCTTTAATCTGGTCGAAGTCGTCGATCCGACTGCCGCACCGACTTACTCGGTGGTAGCCGCGCCCTGCCTGCGATTCCCCTCGACCGCGCTCTCCGCGGCGCTGCTTTCCGAAGTCCAGGAGATCGTTCCGCTCATTCACATCCGCGTGCAAGAGGCCACCGTGCCGGACATCTGGCTTTCGGACCGGCGCGTGACGCTCACCGATGGCGCTGCCGGCGCGGTGGCCGCCGCGCTCGGCTGGGCGGGCAGTTCGCAACCCTACCTGCCGCGTATCACCGGGATCGGCGAGCCCGGCTCCGACACGCTGATCTCCCAGGACATCAAGGGATCCTCCGACAGCGTGCGATTCAACTTCGGCAACGCCGACCGCACGATGACGGACCTCGCCAACGACACCGATCTCAAATACGCGGAGATCGACTTCTGCGCGTTCCACGTCAACTCCGGCATCCTGATTCAAATCTGGAAGGGCGTCATCCAGAACTTTACGAGCGACGGCACACCGAACTTCCCGGTGGTCTGCTCCGACGGCTTCTTCCAGATCATGAATCAGTACCCGGAGCGGCAGGCCAGCCGGCAGTGCTGGAAGACATACAACGATGGCGTCTACTGCTTATGGGCGACCAAGGGCGCGAGCGCTGCGGCAGTCACGGCGGCGGGCGGCGACCCGAACAGTTGCGACTTCTATCTGGAGTCGGCGAACGGCTGTCAGGTGCACGGCATGTCTCCGTACTTCGGTGGCCAGCAGGCAGACCCGCAGGGCGTGATCATCAAGGACGACTCCACCGGTTTCCTCGGCTTCGGGCGCAACAAGGTCACCGCCACCTCGATCATCACGGAATACATCTGGGGCTTGGCGCTGCCGGAAATCTGGTGCAACTCGGGCGGTAACGCGCTCTACGCATTCATGGCGAACGCTTTGATGGTCGCGTACCGCGATGAGTCCACCTACGCCGACTCGCTGGGCATCCTCGGCGCGGGACCGCTGGGCGGGTTTACGCCGTCGCAGATCGTCATGAACGCCGACGGCTACCGCTATGTGGTTGCGCCGATGGTTGATGGCTACACGTGGCAGGGCTTCCAGGTCAATGGCAATTTGACCATCACGAAGAACCAGCCCGGCATGGGACTTCGGCAGGTGCTCGGCAACGATCCGGCAAATCCATCGACGGACTACTTCTCGCTTGGCCAGGGCACGCCGCAGACATGGGAGCCGAACAACTACGCGGCGGGCGTCGCGCTCTGCGAGCTTCGCATCATGAAGTCGAGCGCCATCCAGCCGAGCACTCCGGACCAGCACCAGATGACGATCCCGCTCGACTACGGGCTCTCCGGTTTTGTGTGGGACCAGAACGGCAACCGCTCCGTGGTCGCCGGCCTTATCAACCCGTTCTGGATCTGCGTGAATATGCTCTTGCGCGCCATGGGGCTCACCGCCGGCCTTGAGGCGCCACTCAACACGCAGACAATCACGATCACGCTGCCGCCCAGTTCGTTCTTCAGCTTCAGCGGTTCCACCATCGGCGACTTCGAGATCGTGGCGTTCACCGGGAATCCCATTGGCATGTGGGCCTGTTTGATCGCGTGGATCGGGAGCGCGTTCGCAGGCAACGCGTACAGCGTGCCCATGAGCAACGCGGCGAACCAGGCCGCGGTCCTGTTGGCGCAGAATCTTTACAACTGGCAGAGCCTCGCGCCTCGATACCAGACCGCAGCGAACCAAGCCATCTTCGCGGCCAACTTCACGACGGTCTGGCAGGCGTACGTGCAGGCGTGCGTGGTGATCGCCGGGCCTAATCCAACAGGGAACGCAGAGAAGGCGCTGATCGCATCCGTCGAGGACCGGATGACGCTCGGCATGACGTTGACGGTTGGCAGCATAACGTTTACGGGCGACGGCAAATACGACTGGTTCGCTTACTACCTCACCCCCATCACCGGCAGCGCCACGCCCGGCGATTCGATGTCGTATCCCAGCGTGTCGGCGGAACAATTGTCGGCCTTCGTCCTCTCTTCGCTGATCGTTGGCGACGGCAGCGGCACTGCGGAGATCGCGGCTGCCCAGGTCCCGGCGATCCTGGGCACCGGCGACGAAATCCAGTTCCAGTTTCAGGGATCGGTCAGCAGCCAGAAGCCTTTCCGCGACTGGCTTACCGAGGTCCTGAACTGCTGCCTGGGATTTTATGCGTGGGAATTCGGCAAGCTGAAATTGGGATGCCGCATCAACGCGAGCGCACTTGACGCTTATACCATCAGCAGCATCCTGTTCCAGAGCCTCAAGCAGACCCCGATTGTGGCGGCATTCGAGCACCTGATTATTTCCTACGCCGACGTCGCGTATCAGTACCAGACCAACACAGCCGATTACGTCGATAAGAGCCACGCGGCATACTATGGCCGCGCCGGCTCGCCGCTCACGAGCCAGATGCACTCGGTGGGCATCTCGACTCTGAGTCAGGCGCTACGGATCGCGGCGACGCGCACGCGCGAGGAGTGCGGCGGCGTCACGCCGATGGAGTGGCGCAACGCTCGCAACGTTTCCTGGCAGACGACGCTCCTCGGGCTCAACAACGAGGTCGGCCAAGTAATCTCGATGACGCACCCGGACATTCCGGGCGCGCGCGGCACCTGCAACGTGACCGGCGCGGTCGCGACCTGGGCAAGCGGCGACGTGTGGACGTACGCCGGCACGGCGGTTGGCGACACCGAGCTCGTCAACAAGGCGATTCTGATCGGCGGTATCGAGGTGGTCATCACTGCTGTAGCGTCCGACGGTTCCACTATCACCACCAACCCCGCGCCGCCGAGCGGCACAGGCCTGGTGTTCCACGTCATCACGATGTGCTTCCGGGTTCAGCGGTGGAGCCTCAAGAAAGATTGGTCGGTCCAACTGGATGGGCAAACCGTAACCGCGTCGATGTACGACCTCGACGTCGGGCCCAAGCCGGTGGACGTAGCGCCCGCGCCGCCGTCGCCGATCTTCTACGCGATCCCGGCCGGACCGGTATGGGCTCCGTACCAAGTGCAGGCCAACGCCAGCGACGCGCTCTTCCCTGGCGAATGGACCTTCGACTCGGATCAGGTATACGTGCCCCTGCAGGATGGCGGCCAGCAGGCCTACTTGGTGATCACCGGAAAGCTCCCGGTGAACGAGTTCAGCGCCACGGGCGCGGGCGCGCCGGGCGTCGGGCTGGTGGGACAGTCCTCGACGGGCGGTTCGCTGCCGGCAATGGTGACCCTGTACGTCTCCATCTGCGCCATCGACTCAAGCGGGCTGCCCTCCGTGCCGTCGAACATCCTGGTCATCGGCACCTCGGTCACGGGCACCGACTCGTTTACGCTCGCGAACATCACGTGGCCGGCGGTCACCGGGCTCGCCTCCTTCGTGCTGTTCGTCGCCTCCCAGGACGACCTGATCTGCGAGCAGTTGACTGGCGCGCTCACGCCCACCGGCAATGGCACGACCTATAGCCCTTCTTCCATCGCGTTCTCCGGCCCGTTGACGCGGTCGACCTGGGCGATGCCTTCGCCGTACGTCGCGAAGGTGCGGGTCAAGGCGAAGCTCCTGGTGCACTCGGGGGTGATCGGCGCGTCCGTGGCCAGCGTCTCGACCAACACGATTGTCTCGAACGACATGGTCGATACCTCGGCCACGCCGTTCAACGCGACCGGACGCGTGCTTTCGCTCATCGGGAGACCGAACGCGAGCACGCCGTATGCGAGTTTCAACATCACGAACCACGTGCCGGCGACGGGAACGCTTACGCTCGACCGCGACCCGACCGGGATCGTGCTGGTGGGCGACGCATTCGCAATCCGATTCAAGGCTGACAACCTGAACAGCATGCCGGCCTCGGTGACCACGGTAAACGACAACGGCTGCAAGAACTCGTTGAACTCTTACGGCGGGATGGGCGTCGTTGCCGGAGTCGGTGTTGAGATCGGGAACCTGATCCGCATCATCGCCAACACCGGGCGCGGGCAGCCGCCGAGCACCATCACGGGGAACACCGCCACGGGCTTGACCTTCCAGCCGGCGCTTACGATGGACGACACGTCGGTGTGGATTGTCGAGGGTTCGACGTGGGCCTTCCAGGCGGATTCCACCAGCATCGACAACGCGAGCCCGCTTACTCCGGTCAGTCTCTCGGTGCCGACCGGCAACTTCATCAAACAGCCGATGCTGATTGGCGGCTTCACGGTGGACGTGAACGGCAACGAGTCGCCGGACGGCGATGCGCCGGTCCGCGAGGATTGGATCTACGGCGCGGTCGGGACCAACGCGTCTCCGGGCGCGACGCTGCAGGTGGCCGGCACTCTGGCGATTGGCAGCAATCAGGCGCCGCCGTTGCAGTTGAACGCGACACGGACTCCCAACGAGGTCGTGGCGTTGGTGGGCGCCGCGCCGACCGGTGCGGGGTTGACGATCAACATCAACGTGGGCGGCGTGCTTTGGATGAACCTCACGATTCCAGCGGGCGATCTGTCGGTGCAGGCTACCACCGCGCAGTTGACGGCCGCCGGCTCCATCGCCGGCAGCGCCAGTATCACCATGGACATCACCGCCGTCGGCACTACGGTTCCGGGCGCGGACCTCTCGGTGTTCATTTACATGTAGGCCCGATTCATGTCGATTGCCAAACTACAACCGCATCGGTCGATGTACCTGCGCGGCTTCGACCGGCGCGGAGCTGCGGCGTCGCTGCACAACGCGTCGGCCGCCGGCTTCACGCTCTCCGGCTGCTGGTCGGACCAAGCGGATTTCGCGGTGGCGGTCCTGTTCGACTCGGACGATGTTTACGGGCATTTGTACACCTCGCGCTACCTGCCGGACTTCTCCCTGGCGGGTGTGACGTTGGACTTCGATCTGGCCTGGACGGGCTGCCAGAATCCGACGAGCTCGAAGTACCCTTCGGTGGCGTGGGGCTCGCTGAGTTACATCACGCGCA